ACTCTTGGTACTTTGCGGGATGGGTGATGAACCACATCCACAATATCTGCTGAATATCCAGTGCCTCAATCATTGGGTACTTGCGGTGATACTCAATGGCAAGGGACGCCACTAGGGCGTCATATTCATTTAGAAAAGCCTGGTCCACCTGCGCCTTCCCACTGACCTCTTTGTACCATAAGTCCTATTATGGCATAGTTGGCTAGGTCTTGCAGGGTATCTTCAATAGATTCATAGTTCGGCGTGTCGCTCTTTTTATAATATAGATTTTGTAGTCGCTCTAACTTGTCGTGCATCCTGATGATTAGCCCATTCATAGCCCCGCCTGGTGCGTTGGCTATGTTGTAGGGACCATAGTCCTGGTGCTTTCTTAGCATCAAAATATGTAGTTCTTGTAGCACATCTTCTAAATGTTTAATGTCCTTCATCTAACACCTCTTTTAGTTTCTCATCAAACTCTAGCATTGCATCTTGGATTAAGACTTCTTCTACTACCTCTTCACCATCACCCTGTGCTGCTGCTACTAACACATTGGCTAGCAGGGTGAGTAGCATCTGGGCTGCCTGCTGGTCCATCTTGTTAGCCTCATACACATCTCGTAGTGCTGATAGCAGGTCAATGCCTTTGCTCTCTGATAGTGGTAGCCCCAAGATGAGTGGGTTCTCCTTTATATAATCCCATACCGTATCTATCTCTTCGTCATTCCCCCAAGCATTTTCTGATTTTTTCATCTAAGAATTGTACTCCTTCCTGTAGCACAATGCTGTTGACATCGTGCCCTTCGGGCATCTGGACTATGTTCACATTGCCTAACTCTCGGCTGACCTTCTTACCAAACTCCAGCCCTGGATTGTCGCCATCTGCCAGCACTATTACTGTATCAAAGTCGTCAAGGATTTTTGTGTAGTAGGGCTTCCAGTTGTTAGCACCTGGTATACCTACTGCTGGATGGCTGGTCTTAACTGATACTGTGATGGCATCTATCTCACCTTCGGTGACGCAGATATATTGCTGTGCATTAAGCACTGCTTGAGCATTGAACATAGTTGTCTTAGCCCCTGGCAAGCCAATGTACTTAGGGTCTTCACCATTTATAGAACGAAACCGCAGGTCAACTACCCCTGATGGGGTGATATAAGGGATAACTAACTTACCCTTGTAGCCTTCGTGACCTGGTAATGGATTCTCCACCACTCCCAAATGAAATCTCTTGGCTTCGTCTACCGACAGACCCCGTGTTGCGAGATAGCCTGCTGCTTTTTCTATGTGCAGGGCGTACTCTGTCGTTGCCTGTAGGAGAAATTGTCTCTGCGAATTTGACAGCCTCACGATAATTGCCTCCTTCCTTATACATAATCAAGTCGTATACATCTCCACCAACACCACATCCGTGGCATTTAAATCTGTTCTCATCAAAGTTGACACCAGCCGAAGCGTGTTTGTCTCCGTGGAATGGACACTTAATCTTGCGCCAGCCACTGCCCACCGATGGCAGTCTGGCGCCAACATACTCTAAGTATGCAGCGATACTATGTTTGTCCATCTGCTTTCTTAAGCAGTTCTAGCCATACCTGTGCAGGTAGAGTGGCATACCACTGCCCAACATCTCCTTTGCCCTTACGCTTATGTAAGACAACGCCAGTCCAAGCGCCGTCATTCTTCATTTCTATTTCTAACTCTGCTGTCCAACCAGCCAAGTCTAACTTGGCGTGGTTCTTTATCTCAATGGTTACACCTGGCACACCGCTGATGTCGCCTTTGTCTAAGGTTGCTCCTGCTAGTCTGCGGTCTGCGTACTTGTAGCCATTGGCTTTCAGCCAAGCAACGACATCTCGTTCGGCTTGGCTGCCTTTTCTTTTGGCTGGATTACTCAAGTGCTTCTTTTGCTATTCGTGCTACGGCTTTGGATATTAATTCGTAGAGTTCATCATTGTTATACAACTCATCAACAACAATATTCCACTCACCTTCTGATAATGCTTCACCTCGGAAGACTTCTATATCTTCTTTGGTAAAAGAACAATCCCAAATCTTAGTCTCCATATACTGACTCCTGCATATACTTGACCTGAACATCATCCAGGTACATATTGTCTGGGTTAAAGGCAAGACTTACATAGTTGTTACCAGTCTGGTCTGCTCGCCCGTATCTGTTCTTGACTGGGGCTACGCAGAGATAGGTATCATCACCTTGTTTCATCTGCCCGATAGTCAGAACCATTGCTGGAATCTGGTTGACCAGACCCTGAATGGCTGACCGTGGCTGGCAGGGATAACCTTCAAAGCCTTCCTTGGTATGGTGCAGAACAAGCACGGCTGAGTTGGTATCTCTTGCAAGATACTTTAACTCCTTCATTGCTGCTCTCATACCTTGGAACTCTTCGTGTCCATCCATTGCTATGTCCATTAAGTTGTCAACAACTATAAGTGTAGGAGACCTGCCCCATACTGTCTCAAAGGCTGACACCTCATCATCTAAATCTTTAAGCGTAGGCGTAGACTCAAATGACCAGAACAGATGGTTGTTCATTAGCAGAATCTCTTCTGCCTTATCTGCGTTAGCCTTGAGCATATGCTCTGCTGCTTGCTGACTGATGCGTCCTGACATAGCAACTAATCGCATAGCCATAGTGTGAGCGTTGGTATCTGCGCTGAAGTAAAGCGTAGGAACCTTGGCTCTGGCTGCGATTGCCAGTGCAACTGATGACTTACCAGCACCAGGGGTGCCAGCAATCATTGTGATTTCTGCACGGCGCAGGATAATTCCTGCTCTTTCAAACGCCGCAAAGGCGGGTGGCAATGGCTCGCCACCTACCTCTGCTTTGTTGATACTACGTTTAAGTGTTCTCATTTAACCTGGTCTGGTACGAATGTGTTCCACTCTGGAGTGCCTACTCTTGCGTAGACATTCTTGCACTTATCAAATGAACCCTTTGGGGCTGGGCAGAAATAACCACGGTATAACTTGCCGTCTTTACCTGTGCCTTGGATGGCTGTCATCTTGCCGTGAGGGCAAGCCTTGCCACCGATTGATGGTGCTGCTGCTGGTGCGGATGCCCAATCACCTGACGGTGATGGTGTTGTCTCCACAATGCTAGCGCCCAACGCTGATGCTACCTGTGCTGGCGACATTGGTGCTGGGCTAGATAAGTTTTTTGATGCTGCCTCTAGTTCTGATACCGCAGACTTGATTGCCTCCAACGCATCAACTACTAGATGGTCTAATTGCGCTCCTGTTTCTGCGCGGACGGTAATCAAACTACCTGCTGGTGATTTAACTGTGATACTGATTGGTGCCTCAGTTGATGACACTATCTTCTCCTTGCTCTGGGAACGGAGTGATGAGACCTTTCTTGTCTCGCCACTGTCTGACTTTCATTGCAAAGTCTAAGCCTTTCTTACCCTCTGCTATGTCAAGCCAGACTAGTTTACACAAGCCTGTGCCTGCTGGCAGGTGGATAATGATTGCTTTTTCTTTGTTAACGTCACCCCATTTACCACGGGTTGCCGTCTCAACATCATAAGGCAACCCGTTAGCATAGATTGCTAACTGAATTGCTATGTTGTTTGGATGGTCTATGCGACCTGTCTTTATATCTGCAATGAATAATTCGCCATTGTATTCAACAAGTCTGTCAGGTGTGCCAGCAATTTTGTATTTGTCTAGCACGCAGAACTGTTCAATGCGAATCATATTTAGTTTTTTTGTAGCCTGCTGGTAAGCAGTTAAGTCCCCTGCCCACTCGCTTGGAACTGGTCCTATGTCCAATCCCAAATCTAGTTTCTCTGCAAATGTATGTAGTGCGGTGCCGATAGTGGCTGCCCTGCTAGCACCTGCTACTTCCATAGCATCTTCTATGTATTTGTTGATAGCCATCTTGTCATCTTGCGCTGCGTTAATTGCTAGTAGCAAGTCGCTGCGAACTGACAAACCGATGGCTGCCATACGCATCTTCCAAGCAGTGAGTGCTGCTGGGTCATCAAGACTATTGGCAATAGTAGTTGCCCTTGTATAGGCAACTGATTTGCCTCCGCCTGGTGGTTTAACTAGCGGGCGACCATAACGGTCCCGCTCAATTTCTACACGCATATGTTCCTTATGTCTCCTTAATTATGAGGCAGGCTGGTAAAGGAGACTAATCAAAAACCAGCCTGCGCTCGTCGCAGAATAGTACCAGAGAAATGAAGGAAACTCTGGTGACCATCCAAGTCGGC